CGGATACTTCCAAGCCGCGATCGGCAAGGACGCTCACCCAATCCGTAGGCGAGCGGCCTTCCTCCAGGATCATGGGCAAGCGCTGCGCCGTCATTCCGAGCGCTCCTTATGGGGGGTGGGGGTAGCCTTCTCGGATATAGTGTTGTTGGTGGCTTGGGCGGGCTCATGCTGAAGGACAAGCTGATGCCGTTGGCGAGAGACGACGGTCGGGAAGGCATCGCAAGCGTAGGCAAAAGCCCGGTCGGCTTCTGGCCATTTAAAACCTCTGACGTAGAACCCTGAGTTGGCCATGCCCCGCTTGTCCACGGACCGATCCCACCAATAGAACGCGTACCAGAACGCCAAGCCGCCGCAGGTCCAGAAAACCTTACCGTTGCACACGTCTGCACGTTTTCCGTTTTTCAGAAGTCCGGTGTCCATCAGAGCGTCGCTCCAAGGCAGGTCGGGTATATCGCTGGCGTTCCATACCTTGCGTCCATTTGGTTGGTGCAGGTAGTGGCCCAAGCCATCAAGGCAGCCGAAGTATAGGGCTAGCTTGCCTTGTTCCTTTCCCTTCTCGATGGCGGCCTGCAGGCGATAGCCCTCCCCCTCCCCGCTCCTGCCTACGCTAAGAGAGGTGTGTTGATCGCTCATGCTGCGCCTCCGGTCTTGGCGAGTTCGATCCCACGCTTGAGGGCGGCGAGGACGGGAGTAAGTCTCTCGTCATCTTCATCATGAATGCCGTTGCGGTAATCTCTGGCGATGTCCCGCGCGATTGGGTTACCGCCACGCTCCCAGTACTGGGCACAGATCTCCCGCGCCTCGATCAGCAGCGGATCAACCGGCGCTTCTTCGTGCGCGGCTATGTACCGGGCGAACCCAACCTGCATCTGCGAGCAAGCCTGAGCAAAAGCGTTTGCGGTTACCTCGATCTTGCCGACGCCTGCCAGTTCGGCAGCTCTGACCATTGCCCAATCCGGCGGCTCCTTGTTGTCGATCATGACAGCACCAGAGCGATAAGGCCGGCGAACACCAGGAAGACACTCACCCCACAGCACACGATCAGCCCTGTACGGTAGGACGTAGGGTTCATAGGCTCAACGGGGCCGTAAATCCGCAAGCGGTCTGTGTCGGTCATTTGGAGCTCCTTTCGGGGCTGAGGGGTAGCCAGCCAATCGGATCATCGTGGGCAGTCGATCCGGCCCAGATCGCAGTCAGCCACACCATCATGTCGGGCTCGATCTTGCCGACAGAGACGCCAGGGCACTCGCTATCGTGGAACGGCCCTTCGAAGCGAAGCAGCACGTACTCGTCGATCGGACAGGTGCTGATCGGTTGCCAGTCGCTGATCCGCTTCTCCTGATCGGAGGGGGTGGGCATGGCGGCGATGGCTGACGTTGCCCTGGCAGCATACTTGCGCTGCAATTCCGTCGTCAGCTCACACCACTCAATCGGTGGTAGATCATGCTCAGCCATGCGCTCGTGGTTGACCAGTTCGATCCCCACCGCCTCTACGGCGCCACTTGGTTCGGTCATGCCCATCACGAGGGCTCCTGCAGTTCAAGCAGGCTGAGGCGCGGCCAATATACAGCCCTCGGGCCATACTCGACGCCGGTGTTGGTCAACTTGCGGCCGCGCACGATGTAGGTCTCGTGGTCCCGGCTAAGCCCGCCACCGCCGGCCTTTGGAAAGCCGACATCGCCAGGCAGGCGCCGAGCTGGCACCACCGCTTCAATGACGCCCTGCTTGTATGTGTTCGAGCTGATCCAGCGAACACGATCACCGATTTTCATACATCCCACTCCGAATTGAGTTGTGCCCAGCGATCAGCGCCCATCTCTTGACGTGCGCGCGCGATGTGGCGGTCTAAGGTGAAGGTGGGCTCAACAGCCGGGGGCTCAGGCGTGTTCGCAACAGCCTGACGGCAACGGGTGCCCAAGGTGGATATGGGGTGCGGCGCGTTCATGCTGCCCTCCTGAGGCGAAGCATGGTGGTCGGCACATTCGTCCCGGACTCGGAAAAGCTAGCGACGGGCAAATCGCGCCAGTCACCCTCAAGCCCGCCGTGATCGTACCGCGCCGTCGCGGGCAGTATCGACACCAGCGTGCCGCCGGGGCGCAGGAACTCGAATGCATGGCGGACGTGCTTGACGTAGTGCTTGCCGTAGAAGGGAGGGTTCATCACGACCTTGTCGAATTCAGGCGTGGCGGGATGCTCCAAGAAGTTGGCAGCAAGGACGCTGTGCCCCTTAGCGCGTGCCTCTGCCGCCCTGTTGGGATGATACTCGATCCCCAGCGAACGGCAGCCGTAATCGCGCAGGGTGTCCAAGATACGCCCATCGCCGCACGATGGCTCAAGAACCCGATGTGCCGGCGCATCCCCTCGATATTGGCGAGGGTGATGGATGTCGGCAAACTCTAGAGCAGCCTCTGCGACTGCGGGAGGGGTCCAATAGAATTGGAGATCCTTTGACACCGCTGTGCTGGCGCTAGGCTTGACGCCCTCGGGCTCGACGTCGGGCAACACTTCGCCGTAGAACTCGGCAAGCGCCTTGTTGATGTCTAGGAGCGCCCACTTGTCAAAAAAGACGTGTGCGTTCCCATTGGCAAACTTGCGTATGGTCAAGCCGCGATCGACAGTGGAGAACGTCTCAATCTTGCCATAGCGATCGGTGCGGCTGTAGCTGCGCCCATCAAGCACAGCATCCTCACCGGCTCGGTTTGCCAGATCAATGGCGCTCCACTCTTTCCACTCGAAACCCGGCTGACTGCGCAGAGCGGCGAGCGCGTTAGCCATGTCCTCGAAGCGCTTCCGCCCCCAGTCGCTTGTATACTCGCCAAAGCCGCTAAGGATTACCCGCTTTGGCAGCCCCTTGACACCAATACGAACCTTGCTGTGGCTCTTGTAGGCCGGATCGAGATCAACGAACGCCTCTGCCAGGCCGCGTAGAATGTGAAAGCGTGGCCGCGTCAGGTAGTCCCCGAACGTTGCCTTGGCATTGTCGAGCGTCAACGGCGGTGGCGACGCTAGCGCCTGATCAAACAACTTCTTGTCTTTGGCGCTGGCGATGCTGTCGATTTGCAGGCGGTCGTAGACAGCCTTCCATCCCGACGTGAGCAAGTTGCTCCTTAGGCTCGATGCGCTAAGATGCGGCTTGGTGCCAATGCTGTGAGCATAGGTACCGCGAACGCATACGGACATGCCGAGGCGATCCCATGCGTTCTCGAATTCGGCAATTGCCTGCTCGACAGCGGCATCCTTGTCGGCATACTCGTCGATGATGTCAGCGACGGTAGTCGGAAGAGCTAGCGCACCCATCAACCCATCCCCCACCCAACCCGCTCATCCCGAAGAAAGTCGCAGTCCAGAGCCCAGGATTGATCGGCAGGAGGGTTGAAGAACTCGTCCACCATGCCGGCGAACTCTCCATCATCCTCTAGGCCATCGTTCAGGGCGTTCAGGTAGTCGCGTGCTGCCCAGGTCCACTCGCGGCTCTCACGGTCGGAGAGGTTGGCGTGAAGGGCACGGCGGGGGCTTTCGTCCACGATCTCATGCGCGAGGGCGGAGAGGTACAGAGCCTCGTTGAATTGGGCTTGAGAGAGGGCGGTCATGCTTCCCCATCCTCGTCCTCGGTGAAGCCCTCGCCGCGCTGTTCGTCGGTGGGGCCTTCGCGGTGATCCTCAAGCTCGAAACGGGCGCGCTTGGTGGCGACCGCGGCGACGCACTGAGAGTGGAGGTTCGCATCCGCGTCTTTAAGGCTGGCCAAGCGATCAGCCTTGCTAGCGACATACTCGTCCATGCGCTCGACGTCGGGGGCGCTGGCGACCTTGGCCATGTATGCACGCGCCCACTTGGCGGCGGCGTCTTCGGGTTGCTGCTGCGTCGGCGCCTCAAGCACCTTCACGATATGCGGCGCGCGCTTGCCCTTGGTGGCCGTGAGCTGGAGCAGCATCTCACGCTCGATGTGGCTCATGTGCGAGACGCGGATACCGCCGATCTCCATGCCACCCCACTTGACCTTGGGGTCGCGGTACAGCGTGATCGCCCGGCCGGCGTAGGCAGAGGCATCAGGACCCCAGGCGGAAACCAGCACGCGGGACATGCTCTTGCACGGACGCCATACGCGCTGCTCGCCTTCAAGCTTGATCGAGACGGGCTGCTCGGTGCCGGGGCTTATGGACACTTCGCCGATGACGAAGGTGCGCGGACCGGCCAAGAAGTCCTCAGCGTTGATCTGATCGCTCTTGGGCACGATGACGGATGACATATCGTTCATACGAACATCTCCTGTTCAATGCGTCGTTCTGTGGGAATGAGGCCGGCGATGGCGCGCTCGTACACGGCGAGCTTTTCGGCCAAGCGGGCTTCGAATTTGGAGGCGGCTTCGACAATCGCGGTCTGCACAACCTCGTCAGCGTGGATCCGCATTGGCTGCATCGGCAGGCCGCCGGAGTAGCTGATCAGGTCGATCCATTCGCGCTCGGCCACCAGCATGCCGGTCTGGCACTGCATAAGGTAATCGGCCGGCGCTAAGCCTTCGCTGGCCCACTCGACGATCGTCTGCACCTGGTACTTCTGGCGACGGCTCTTGCACTCCAGCAGGCCGTCATCGCCAACCAGGCCATCGGGGCTGTACCCGATCGTGAAGCCCCACTTGCTGTTCGTGATGAAGCCGCAGCGGGTGACGGGTGCGATGTTCTCGGCGTACAAGTCGACCGCGGCGATCTCGTCTTCGTGACCGCGCAGCATATCGTCGCTGATGTAGTGGGGCTCGACATAGCCGGTGACACGCTGGGCCAGCAGTTCGTAGAGGTGAGCGCGCTCCTTGTCGTTCGACGCGATCTTGAGCGTGGGCGTCAGGATCAGCTTCATTTCCGAGGCCGTGAGAAGCCCGCAACGTGCCTGCAGCCACTCGTCTGAGCCCTGCAGCAGGTCGTTGTGAATGACCGGACCGGCCACGATCCGCGACACCGCGTTCATGCCGGCACCATGGCGCAAACAAGCGCCACAACAGCCAAGAAGGCCGTGACGACGAAGCAGAAGTACGTCGCGCCGAGCAGCAAGTTGGGCTGGCCGGCCGCGCGGGCATCGTCAGCCAAGCGCTGGAAGGCAGTCCGCTGCTTGATGCGGCGATCGAGGTTGACCATCGACTGCGTGAGGCGGGGCGGTGCGCTGAGGTAGGCGGGTTCGCCTGAGCGGGTGGCGGGGGTCATGCTGCCAGTTCCTCTGGCATGGCGTGATCGGCGCACACGAAGGGAGTAGGATCAGAGAGCGCTGCCGCAGTAGCCTCGAACTGGTCGCGAACTGCCGCATCGGTCGGGCTGCCGTAAATGGTCCCGCTGCGATGGAAGCTTACATGCCATCCCTTCGCCGGCTCCTCGGGATAAACCGACACCGAAGCGACGTTGAAGCCATGATCAGCGCAGACCTTTGCAAAGTCCGGCACCACGACAAGCCCTGCATCAGCGAGCGCCTTGACCACGGCATCAGCGCTCCAGCTGGGCCGCCAATCCAGGTCGACGCTATCGCTGATCGCCTCGGAGATAAGGTCGCGTATGTCTTTGGGAGTGTAAGGCTGTGTTGCCATCGTGTGATCTCCAGCTGCCGGACTGTGCCGGTGTTGGAGACCTGAATAAATGCGCATGCGCATATCGTCAAGCGCAATCTTATGCGCGTACGCATTTATCTTTTTGCGTGCGTGTCCGTCATTTCATCGAGCAGGATGGCCTCAAGGCCGAATCAGAGGCCGTCGTCGTTCCCATAAGCGACGATGCGACCGATAACGTTGATCTGGCCTGGTGCGATCATCATCGGCTCATGGTCGGTGTTGTTCGACATAGGCTCTAGGCGCGCCGGATTGCTCTTGTAGCGCTTGATCGTGACGTCATGATCTTGGTTGGCGACCAGGTAGACCTTCTCGTCATAGAGATGTGTCTGATCTGGATCGACGACCGCCCACCCTCCCTCGGCCAACAGCTTGTCCATGCTGTCGCCCTTGATCTCCACTCCGAACGCCCGGCGTCCAGCCTTGCTCGCCCTGACGGCCACTTCTCCCATCGGCATGGCGATAGCTTCGCGCCAAGAGCTCGCCGGCGCAAGTCCGATTAGAGGCACCCATCGAACCTCGTGGGCTTCGACCTCTATAGCCGGCGCTTCAGCTCCAAGCAGCACCTCGATCGGTAGCTTTGCGAACTCGGCGATCGCCTGCAGATGCTCAGGTCGTGGCTGAGCCCCAGACTCCCAACGGGTTACGGTACTCTGCGTTGTCCCAACAGCCTCGCCGAATTCCTTCTGCTTGAGGCCGGATACACTGCGGATGTGCTTGATGCGCTCGGCTAGGGTCATGCTCATGCGCTGCGCATAATAGGTGGTAGACGATTGGTCTAACCCGCTAGCGCATATCTCGCTTGACGTCTGTATGCGCATGCGCATATATTCAACGCCATGGACAGCATTCTCGACATCAGGAAAGCACTTGGCGTCTCGCAAGTCGAGATGGCTGAGCAGCTCGGGCTTAATCAATCCACCATCTCGCGTTTCGAGCGTAACGAGATCGTTCCTGACAAGCGGACCATGATCGCGGCTCGGGCGCTGTTGAATAGCGCCAAGCAGGACGCGGCGGCGTGAGCCGGGTCGAGCAGATTGGGCGCGCCACTCTGTACCTTGGCGATTGCCGGGATGTGCTGCCGACGCTGGGCAAGGTGGATGCTGTGGTCACAGACCCGCCTTATGGGATTGGCGAGAGTGCCGGGAAAAACAAGTCCCGCAGCAACGTCGCCGTTGCCAAGGATTACGGCAACGACACTTGGGATAACGAACCGGTACCCGTCGAACTCATGGCCATGGTCCGTGCTGCTGCGCGCTGGCAGATTATTTTCGGCGGCAATTACTACGACTGTCCCGCCACCCCTTGCTGGCTCGTTTGGGACAAAGAAAATACGGGTGACTTCGCTGACTGCGAGTTGGCTTGGACTAACCTTCCCAAAGCTGTGCGCCGCATCCGGTATATGTGGAATGGCATGCTGCGCGCTCATGGCGAGCCGCGTGGGGATCATCCAACCCAGAAGCCTATCGGTGTGATGAAGTGGTGTATCGGGCATCTGCCTGAGCCTAACCAGATCATCCTCGACCCGTTCATGGGTTCCGGCACCACCGGAGTGGCTGCCGTCCAGATGGCTCGCAACTTCATCGGCATAGAACGCGAGCCGAAGTATTTCGACATCGCCTGCCGCCGCATCGAGGATGCTCAGCGCCAAGGTGACCTCTTCCTGAGTGGGGAGGCAGCCTAAACCATGCCCTGCCCCGACGTCCTGCGGCTCCCGAACGGTGAAGCCCTGCCTTTGCGCACCAGCGTCACGTCCGCCGATGAAGCGGGCCTCAAGACCGGCACTGCCGGCACCACTGCGCAGGCCGAAGTCCCCTCCCCCCGCGCTTCGGCCTGCGCTTCCTTTTCTGATCATTCCTTCGCTCATGCAGCACAGGTAGACCGCACGTGACCCGACAATCCACACCGCAGCGCAGCATCTTTTCCGCTTCTACCGTCCTGGCGGCGATCGCGGACGAACTCACCGCCATCAAGGCAGAGGACGGCCTTACCGACGCCGACATAGGCCGCGTGCTTGGCAGGAGCGAGGATCAGGCATCCAAGTATCGCACCGGCACCGCCGAGATGGGCGTTGTCGCCTATGCCGCCGCCAAGCGCGAGTGGAACGGGCGCTTCACTGGCAAGCTCGATCAGCTTTGCGTTGAGAGCCGGCCTGGACGGGTGAACGACCACGGCGCGCTGACCACGATCTTGAACCTCGCAGCATGTCTGAGCAAGGCGCTGGAAGACGGCGAGATCAAGCCGGAAGAGGTGCGCGACAACCGCGCGGCGCTCGAAGACGCCAAGGCCATGATCGACGGCCTGTTGGGCAAGCTGGTGCGTGCGGCATGACCGCCTTCCGCCAAGCCTACATCGGCGGCAAGGAATGGTTCTCCCAATCCGGCCTTCCCGATGAGCATATCGTGTCCCCGCACGTCTATGCCCGCCGGCTGACGCGCTACATCAGCGACGCTTCCACGGTTCGCGCGCGCACTGTCGACCATTTCGGCCGCGCGCCTGGCATCGAGGTCATACGCAAGATGCGCGCCGACTGGCTTGATCTGCTGAAGACCCGTGCACAGGAACAGGCAGAGCATGGACTGGTGTTGGCGGGGCCTGTGCCGCAACTGCAGCTGGTTCGTCCGGTCGATATCGAGCCAGAACCCAAGCCCGAACCCCCTGCGCTCCCGCCCGTCGCAGCTCGAGGCTTCATGCTCCACACCGGGCGCGACGTTATCGATGCCTGCGCCGATGCTTGCGACATCTCCCATGGTGAGCTGATCGGCTCGATGCGCAACGTGGAGTTCACCAGGGGCCGCAATCTCGCCGCTGCCGTGTTGCGTGCCCGGGGTAACAGCCTGCCGAACGTGGGCCGGCTTCTGGGCGGGCGTGACCACAGCACCGTGATGAACGCCATTGATCGCTTCTTCAGCCGCGAGATGAAGGATCCTCGGTTCGTGGCGGCTTGGGAAACGCTGGCGCCGTGCGTGTTCAAGTCCGGCCGCACCGTGGCGGAGATGAACGCGATGCTGGTGGTGCGGCTGTGATCCTCCGCCCCTACCAGCAACGCGCGCTCGACGAGTGCCGGGAAGCCTACCGCCAGCGTCAGCGCGCGGTCCTGCTCTGCATCCCAACTGGTGGGGGCAAGACGGTCACGGCGTCGACTGTCGTCCACGGCGCCAGCAACAAGGGCAACGTGACGTGGTGGTTGACGCACCGCCGGGAGCTTATCTCCCAGGCTAGTCAGACCTTCTACGCGCTCGGCATTCCGCACGGCACGGTGCAGTCGGGCTACGTCTCGGACCCGCGTGTCTGCGTTCAGGTCGCCAGCGTCCAGAGCATCATCCGCAAGCTCGACGATCTGCCCGCGCCCGACCTGCTGGTGTTCGACGAGACGCATCACATCGGCTCGAACTCCTGGCAGGCCATCTTTGATCGCTTTCCCCGGGCCCGCGTTCTCGGCCTGACCGCGACCCCTTGGCGGCTCGATGGCGCCGGGCTCGGCCGCTGGTTCGAGCATATGGTGCTGGGTCCGTCGACGGCCGAGCTGATCGACCAGGGAAGCCTCTCGCGCTATCGCCTGTTCGCGCCCGCTACGCCCGACCTGTCCGGCGTCGAAACCTCGATGGGCGACTTCAAGCAATCCGCGCTGTCGCAGGCCATGAACAAGCCCCAGATCGTCGGTGACGCGATCGGGCACTATCTCAAGCTGTGCGCCGGCAAGCGCGCCGTGGCCTTCGCTGCCGGTGTTGAGAACTCCAAGAACATCGCCGCGCAGTTCTGTGCCGCCGGCGTGCCCGCTCTGCATGTCGACGGCTCGATGTCGGTCGAGCAACGTGACCAAGCCGTTGAGAGTTTCAAGCGCGGCGACACGCTCGTCCTCTCCAATGCCGATCTGTTCGGTGAGGGCTTCGACGTGCCCGCGATTGAGGCGGCGATCCTGCTGCGCCCCACCAAGAGCTTGTCGCTCCACCTGCAGCAGGTCGGCCGTGCCCTGCGCCCAGCCCCGGGCAAGGATGAGGCGATCATCCTGGATCACGCCGGCAACAGTCTGATCCATGGCCTGCCCGACGACGAGCGCGTGTGGGATCTGGCCGACCGGGAGAAGAAGTCGCGCAAAGCTCCTGCCGAAGTGCCGGTCCGCCAGTGCGAGACCTGCTTCTTTGTTTATCGGCCCGCGCCGAAGTGCCCGCAGTGTGGTGCCGTGGTCGAGGTGAAAGCGCGCGAGATCGAGGTGGTCGAGGGATCGCTGCAGGAGGTCGACCGCACCTTCGTGCAGCGCCAGCGCAAGATGGAAGAGCGCGACTGCCACACGCTGGACGATTGGCAAAAGCTGGCTGCAGAGCGTGGGTACAAGCCTGGTTGGGCCATGATCCGCTGGCAGGCTCGGGCGAGGAAGGCAGCATGAGCCGCGCCCACCAGGATTTGGTCAATGCAATCCGTCTCTACGTGTCGGAGGCAGGTGGTCACTCCGACGAGATGCCTACGCCAGGTCTGCTCTATGATCGTAACGGCACACCGGTGCGGATCGGCAAGAAGGGCACGCTCGACATTGCCGTGACGCTCAAAGGTCGGTCTGTCCGCATCGACGCCAAGATCGGCAAGGACAGGCTCAAGCCGGATCAGGTCAACTACGCCAACGCCGTCATCAAGGCCGGCGGCATCGCCTTCGCCGCATGGTCGGTCGACGACGTCAAAGACCGCCTCCGCCTGGAGGGCTTGATCGATGGATGACGTCAACGCTCTCTCGACCTTCTGGTATCGCATCGACAAGGACGCGCCGGGCAAGTGCTGGTGGCACTGCCCGCTGCGTCGGGACGCGATCTATCGCGCGATCGGGATCAACCCGGCGGACAACGGCGCCTGCTACGCCATTGCCCCGTTCCGCCTCTATCGCTCTGACGCCGGCGTGCGGGTGCTTGCAGCCTATCCGGCGCCGCGGTGCTTTGACGAGCCTGACCATCACTGGTTGGGGATCGAGCAGGTCATATCCTGGAACCCGCTCGACGATCGCGCTGAGATCCTTAGTGATGAAGCACCCCAGATCGTCGGCCATCTCACCGACGAAGCCAACGGCCTGTTTTCGAGCCCCCGCAAGTTCTTTCAGGCATGGTGCCAGCGCCGCGCGCAGTTCGCCGTTCAGCGCCAGGAGGCGCGCAAGCAGCCCTGGCACGCGATCCCGGCCGAGCGTGACGAGATCCCCGGCGGGCTCGTCATCGGCGCTACGGCAGACATTCACTGGCAGCCGTCGCTGCTGCCCGAGACGATCCACTGCGTCGGGATCAACCCGGCCATCGTGAACAAGGCGATCATGCGCGCCGCCCGCCTGCCCAAAGCCTTGGGAGGGGCGATATGATGACGGCCAACGTAGTCAGCCTCAACGCTTGGCAGGGGCGTATTCAGCGCGACGGGCGCAATCGACCCAAGCGCAATCTCTACAACCTGATCCTGTTCCTCAAGGAAGCGCCGGGGCTCGGCCGCACCATCAGGTACAACGAGTTTTCCGCCCGCGTTGAGTGGAAGGGTGAGCCTCTCCAGGACGAGGACATCATCGACATCCGCCTGATCATCGAGGAGGCCGGTGCACAAGCAGGCTTTGAGCCCCAGACTGCCGATGTCCGTCCTGCCGTCGAGCGCCACGCGCGCGAAAACGCATATGATCCGGTGCGGGACTATCTCGACGGCCTGAAATGGGATGGCAAGCCTCGCCTCGACGCATGGCTTCGCGACCACATGGGCGCGCCGGCGCATGAGATGATCGATCTGTTCGGCGCCAAGTTCCTCATAGGTGCCGTCGCCCGTGTCTATGATCCTGGGTGCCAGATGGACAACATGCTGGTGCTGGAAGGCAAGCAGGGCGCCGGCAAGACTACCGCCGTGGCTGCGCTGTTCGGCCGCGACTACATGATCTCGTCCATCTCCGACTTCAAGTCCAAGGAAGCGGCGATCGCGCTGCAAGGGCGCTGGGTTGTCGAGGTGGCTGAGCTGGCCGCGCTGTCCAAGACCGACGTGCGTGACGCCAAGAAGTTCATCACCGAGACCGTCGACCAGTATCGCCCGGTGCATGGCCGTTCTACCGTCGATCGTCCTCGCCGCTGCGTGTTCATCGGCACCACCAACGAGCATCAGTATCTCAAGGACGCGACTGGCAACCGCCGGTTCTGGCCGGTGCCGTGCGGTGACGTGGATGTCGCGGCGATCGCGGCCGCTCGGGATCATCTTTGGGCCGAGGCAGTGCACCGTTATCGCGCCGGGGAAGCCTGGTGGCTGACCGATGTCGAGCATGTGGCCAAGTCTGAGGCCATCCAGGGCGATCGCGCTGAGCAGGACGCCTGGGCCGAGTACATTGATCGTTGGCTTGATGATCCTGAGATTAGGATGATCGATTATCTGACCGTTGGCATGATCATGAGCGAAGCGCTCAAGATGCCCATGGATCGCCAGAACAAGATCGATGAGATGCGTGTGGCCAACCACCTCGCCAAGCGCGGATGGGAGCGCGCCAAGAGGCGCATAGCGAAGGGCTCGCCCCCGCTCTGGTGCTGGAAACGCCCAGAGGTGCGGGCATGATTTCCGTTCCCAGCTGTACCTTCCGTTCCTACGAGGGTCGGAACGCTCAAACTGGCTCTGGCTGCGGGTTTGAGGCCCCTGTTCCTACTGTTCCTACCTATATCAGTATATTTATAAAGGTAGGTAGCAGCAGCACGGCGCTGCGTTTCCACTGCCGGAATATAGGCACAGTGGAAGGGACGGTAGGAACGGCCCCTGAGACCCGCAGGAAAGCTGGCCTTTTCGCCGTTCCGACCTTCGCGCCAAACGAAGGAACACCCTTAAATAAAGGACGGAACAGCCATGCAGGATGACCTGTTCGGCGGCGTCAACGCGCCTCGTTCTAAGCGCGGCACCATCGACCTCACCATAGGCCAGGGCAACGGTCGCTTCCTTGGCGATGTGGCGAACGGGATCACCCGCGCCGCCCTTGAGCAGAACTTCCGCGATGGCCGGTATGCTGACCTGAACCCCGCCCTCGCCACCTTCTCCACCACCCAAGCAGGCCTGACCACAAGAGGAGAGACGGCGTGAGCTTCCGATTTCGCATCAAGATCGGCAGGGCAACCGATGATCCTGAGAAGTTGGTTCTTCCCGGAGCGGTGTTTTGCAAGATTTCTGATGAGGCGGCGACGGCAGTCAGCTTGGCCGTTGGCTGGTGGGACTATCACATCGCCTTCATCCTGGCTTGGCCTCGCATGGTCCGCACCACCCCCAACGAAAGCACTCCACACCATGGCTGAGTGGCAACCGATCGAGAGCGCGCCGAGGGATGGTAGCTGGTTCGTCACGGTGAACGCTAGCAGCGCTGAGCCGGAATACGAAGTTGGCTGCTACCAGCCTTACAACTGGGGGCGTTTCGTCGCGATCGCCAACGGCCTATTTAGGCAAGAGCAAGTGGCGATGTACGAGTTCACGCATAGCAACTTGCATCGCGCCACGCATTGGCTTGCGCTTCCTGCCCTCCCCGAACCACCCACCACCAAAGACCAAGGGGACAAGCGGTGAGCGAGATCGAACCCGCTGTGATCCAGCTATCGCCGCACGAGAACATGACCGTCGAGCAGTGCGCCGGCTACGTCCACCGCAACGCCGACGAGTTCCAGGACCTGATCGCGGTTGGTTACGACCAGGACGGCGCGTTGCTCATTCGCTCGTCGCACATGAGCCGCGCTGAGGCTGTGTTCCTGCTGCTGAGTGCTGTGGATTGGGCAAGGGGTGCGGGCGCATGAGCAATGTCACCGATGAAGATCGGGACCTCCGTTCGTCGATCTTTGCAAAAATGAGAGAGGCGCTTGATGCGCCGTTCCCCTTCAACAGTGCTGATCATATCCAAGCTGAGATTGAGGCGCTGATCAGTGATTACCGCCAAGCAGCCCGCGAGAGAGCGCTCGATGAGGCGGCTGAGGTGGCGGAGGGTTTGCGTGAGCAGAAGTACGATGACTGCGAACTGCATGCGCATGCCATCGCCTCACAGATTCGCAAGCTGAAGGAGGCATAGCATGGCCCTCCACGTCACCAGCCACGCGATCAGCCGCTATCGAGAGCGTGTAGCCCCGGTCAGCTACGACGACGCCCACACTGCCCTGTCCTGCGCCGCGGTAGAGCTTGCCGCCACCTTCGGCGCACCGTTCGTCAAGCTGGGCACTGGTCAGCACGTCGTCGTTCGTGATCAGGCCGTCATCACCGTCCTGCCCAAGGACAAGCACCTCGGAACCCTCGCCCGCGATCGATGGGCAGAACTGCAACGTGGGGAGTATCAGGCATGAACGCTGTGACGATCGGCCGACGTAAGGCCGCACCACTTGGCTTTGCCGAGGTATTCATTCGCTGGGGCTGGCGTGGGGTGGAGACAGCTTACGGAGCGCACACACGCTGCAACAAGCGCTGGGTGCAGGAATGCGGCGGTTGCGATCTGCTCCGCCGCCGGCGTGCTTATCGGGACAGGTTGAGGGAGCTGAAGCATGATCGTGCCGCTTGATCATACCATTTGCGAGGTGACCCTTCAGCGTCACGCCTTGTGCGTCGAACTGAACGATGGGCGAACACTCTGCGCACCGCTTGACTGGTTTCCGATCCTGGAAGCGGTTCGGCGTGAACGGCTCGCAGGGTTCGTAGTCGCTGACGACGGTCTCTCGATCGCATGGCCTGACCTGGGTGAGACCGTCAGCGTGGAGATGCTGCTGGCGCGTCGGTCCGTAGCGCCGAGCGCGCGGTGATGGGACGGTTGCGGTTATGAACGATAAGCAGAAGCGCTTCGTCGAGGAATACCTAGTCGACCTTAACGCCACGCAGGCGGCCATACGGGCAGGCTACAGCGCGAAGACTGCGAAACAGCAAGGGCAACGACTGTTGACGAATGCTGACGTCCAGAGGGCTGTAAACGGGCGACAGGAGGAGCGGTCCGAGCGGACAGGCATAACGGCTGATTATGTGCTGATGACGATCCGCGATACCGTTGAGCGGTGCAGGCAGGCCAGGCCGGTGCTCGACCGCAAAGGGGAGCCAGTCTTGGTGGAGTTGCCCAACGGCGAGATGGCTCCGGCCTACACCTTCGACTCGAACGCCGTTCTAAAGGGTGCTGAGCTTCTAGGTAAGCACTTGAAATTGTTCACCGATAAGGTCGAACACACCGGCAAGGACGGCGGCCCAATTCAGGTTGATCAGGTAAAGTCAGATGCAGATGCTTTCGAAAGCTCAATTGCTCGCCTCGCTTCCGTTGGAGGAGCGCCAAGCGTTCCTGGCGACACTCAGCACTGAAGCCAAGGCTGAACTGCGATGGCGGTGGTCATTCCATGCTCGCCCGAACCAGCTGGCGCCTGAGGGAGACTGGCGCACCTGGCTTGCTCTCGCTGGTCGAGGTTTTGGCAAGACCGAGGCAGGCGCACAGTGGATCCGCGAAAGGGTTAAGGCTGGCGCACGTGCTATCGCGCTGATTGCTGAGACGCAGAAGGATCTTGAGGAGGTCATGGTGGCGCGGCTCATCAAGATCAGCCCGCCCGATGAACTGCCGTCCGTGCGATACAAGCCAGTTCGTATCACATGGCCGAACGGCGCCCAAGCGCTAGGCTACAACGGCACCGAGCCCGACCAGTTACGCGGTCCCGAGTTCGATACCGCATGGGTCGATGAGCTGGCGAAGTATCGATATGCCCGTGAGACCTGGGACATGCTGCAATTCACCATGCGGAGCGGCACAGATCCCCGCGTGTTTGTGACCACCACGCCCAGGCCGATCCCGGTCTTGCGTGAGATCATCGCTGACAAGACGACCGTGATCACGCGCGGCTCCACCATGGACAACGCCGGCAACCTTCCTGCTGCGTTCATGAAGGCCGTAGTTGAGAAGTACGCGGGCACTCGTTTGGGCCGACAAGAGCTCAATGCGGAAATGCTGGACGATGTGCCTGGCGCGCTATGGACGCGCGACATGATCGACGGCACTCGGCGGAAGGAAGCTCCGGACCTGCAGCGCATCGTCATCGCTGTCGACCCATCCGGCACCAGCGGAGCGGGCACCGACAGCCAGGGAGACGACATCGGCATCGTAGCTGCCGGGCTAGGCGTTGATGGCCGCGGCTACCTGCTGGACGACCACTCCTGCAACCTCTCGCCCGATGGCTGGGGCCGGCGCGTCCGCGAAGTGTTTAGGCTGCACCGCGCCGACCGGATCATTGCGGAACGCAACTTTGGTGGCGCGATGGTCGAAGCTGTGATCAAGGCGCAGGACAAGTCACTGCCGGTCAAGGTGGTCACAGCGAGCCGAGGCAAGGTGGCAAGAGCAGAGCCGATTGCCGCGCTGTACGAGCAAGGGCGCGTCTCGCATGTCGGGAGCTTCCCCGATCTTGAGGACCAAATGTGTTCCATGACTTCGAGTGGCTACGTGGGCGAAGGTTCCCCTGACCGTGCAGATGCCCTGGTGTGGGCGTTGACGGAGTTGATGCTGGATAGCACAAGCTCTGCCTTTGATGTGCTTTGAGGGCAAACCATGCTGCATTCGGAAATGATGACCATTGGCTTTTTAGAAGCTGCGCCTGCCCAGTCTCTGTTCCTGAGTGATGGAGGAGAGTTAGCTCTCGTCGTGAGCAAGGATAGACTTGCAGTTTTTCCGAGCGCCATGAAGCGAGCGTGGCAGTATTTCGAATGCGAAGGAAACCAGTACTGGAAGGGGGTAATCATCCCTGAAATTGAGGTCGAGATTGACGCTTCGTCGCGCATCGCGACTAACGTTGGGGAGGCAAAATCAGGTGACATCTCGTATGTCGAAGGAGTTCTAAGTCTGTTGGTCTCCGGCCGAACGGACACAATGGGTGAGCAGCATTGGGAGTGCTTTGGAGAGCAGAAGGTTCAGCCCACCCGCAACCACCCGCCAGTCATTTTCAAGCGGTGGAACGTGATTGTTCACGACGGCGAGGAAAAGCACATCCTGCTGAAGTTTGAGAACGGAGAGCTTACTGGGGGGATCTTCGCCTCTTCGGAATAGCCGTCCGTAGCAGATTGACTCGCCATCGCCCCATCACGGCGACATGGGCATCATCCGTACCTTCACAGACGGCCTGGCCAATGTCGTCTCAGGTCGCGGCACCAGTGCCGATCGCGCCACGCACAACATCTGGCACTCGCTCACCATGCAGCCGCAGCAGATCGAGGCGGCCTATCGCACCTCATGGCTGACGCGGCAGATCGTCGACATCCCGGCACAGGACCAGACCCGCGCTGGCCGTGATTGGGACGCTGACGACGGCGTGATCGAGAAGATCGAGGCGGAAGAGAAGCGGCTCGGCTATTGGGGCAAAGTCCGGCAGGCGCTGATTTACGGACGGCTTGGGGGCGGCGCGCTGTTCATCAACCTGGGCGACAATCCAGCTGCGCCCCTGCCCGCGACAATCCGACCTGAGCAGATCGTCAGCTTGATCCCGCTCTACCGCGGCCAGCTTTCCATCGGCCCCCAGATCGACGATGTGCTTGACCCGCTATTTGGTGAGCCCTCGTACTTCAAGCTGAACACCACGCGCCAGCCAACGATCCACGCAAGCCGGCTCATCATCTTCAAGGGCCAGCCTGTTCCAGGGATCGGCTTTACCGCCGTGTCCTTCGAAGACCGGTTCTGGGGCGACAGCATCGTTCAGACGGTGGATGACGCCGTGAAGAACGCCACTACGGCAAGCTCAGGGTTCGCGAGCCTCATCGACGAAGCCAAGGTCGACGTGTTCTTCTTCGACAAACTGGCCGAGACGCTGACGCAGCCGGGTGGCGAAGATCGGGTTAAGAAGCGCATCGATATCGCCACGCAAGAGAAGTCGATGCACCGTTCCATCTCGCTCGATGGCAACGACAAGTGGGAAACCCGCACGCTCAGCTTCGCTGGCGCCAAGGACATCATCACCACGTACCTGTCGATCGTCGCGGGCGCTGCCGACATCCCGGCCACGCGTCTCCTAGGCAAGTCGGCTGATGGCATGAACGCCACTGGTGAGGGCGACCTCCAGAACTATTACGACAGCATCTCAGCGCAGCAGGATGATGATTTGCGCCCGCAGCTCGAACGCCTCGACAAGGTGGTGCTGCCCAGCGCAGGCGTGACCGACGAGCTTAGCTGGCGCTTCTCCCCCGTCCGCACGCTGACCGCCCAGCAAGCGGCAGAGGTCGAGAACAAGGAGGCGGATACGCTCTCCAAGTTGGTCGCCACCAACATGTTCGACGAGCAGGCCCTTGAGGAGTCCTACTCCGGCCGCATGATCGAAAGCCAGCGCTGGCCCGGCTACAAGGAGGCGCGCGATGCCTCGCGTGCTGGTGCAGCCCAAGAGCCTGACGATCTCGACATCATTCCAACAGCGAAGGGAGGTGGTCAGATTTCTGCCGGCACGGGCGGCAACGGATTGGAAGCCGATCTGCCGCCCCGCCGTGCTGCGAATGACGGGAAGCCTGCGGAGGGCGAGGAGTGACCGGCTGTGTCATCATCGCCGGGGCAATCATCTTGGCCGCCCTGATTATTGCCAATGCGGTGAGACCTCGCGAGCGCAGTGGCTATCAGCCGCGCCCGGGCATCCTAGGCACGCCTCCCGCCCCGAACGCTCCACCACCACCGCCGCGCGGCTAACATGCCCATCCAGATCGGCACCGCCACCGTCGAGTACACGCCTGACGGCTGTGTGACGCGCTACCAGGATGGCACCAGCTACGGCGCCCTGCCTCACGACACTCACCACTACCACGTCATCGCCCATCGCTGTGGTTATGGCGACGACATCCTCGCGTACTGCCGGGAGCATGAGATCGCCCACCACATCACATGCGAGTGGATCGTCGGCTTTCCGTCGCACGTCATCTCGTCGCTGGCTGCCGGCCAAGAGCCCCACCAGGGCGTTGCGGTGCTGGAGGAGATGGCGGCTCACACGTTCCAGCGCTGGCTACGCGCGAATGAGCGGCCGATTATCGGCGGCGTTGATTGGGACGGCTTGAAAGCCCGCGCACTGGCTTTGCTCAATGCGGTATGACCTAGCCCAGATCGCGAAGGCAAAGGGTCTCAAGCGCGACGTCACGCTGCGGCCCATACAACCCGCTCGCGGCACCGGGATCGCGCTCAGCAAGCTCTACACTGCCGTCCTGCAGGCATGGAGCGCTGATCGCATCCTGAAAGGCTATACGGGCGGCCTGACAAACGACGCGCCGAGCGATCAGACTGATGCCATCGCCGAAGCCGAGAACACCGTCACCCGACTCATCGCCGAGTTCACCACTGGCCTGCGCGATTGGCTTGTACGGGCAGAGCGCGTTCACCGCTCCCGGTGGTCAGAGGCGATCAAGAGTGGCTTGGGTGTGGATCTGTCCATGCTGCTGATCGGTGGCGAGGTGCAGGAGACGCTAGACGTGTTCCTGCAGCGCAATGTGGCTCTTGTCCGCAACGTCTCGGATGTGACGCGGGGGAAGATCAGCGATGCGGTCTACCGCGGCTACCAAGAGCGACGGCCCGCACGTGAGGTGGCCAAGGACATCCGAGAAGCGACAGGGCTTGCTCGCGATCGGTCGCTGCGCATCGCCGCTGACCAGAATAGCAAGCTGTCGGCTGCTCTGGACCGCGAACGCCAGGCGGAGGCGGGAATTGATCTGTTCCGCTGGCGGCATAGCGGAAAGAAGCACCCGCGCACCGTCCACCTGCACCGCAACGGCAACGTCTACGATCGCGCATCAGGCAAACAGGTGAACGCGGACGGCTCAAAGATGGATGGCGAGACGATCCAGCGTGGCGATTTCCCTGGCGAGCAGCCTTACTGTGGGTGTCGGGCTCAAGCTTATCTGACGATCATGGCGGAGCTTGGGATATGATGATCGTAGTTTGTGGATAGTAAGCCCCAAACCAGTACTCCTCAGCGAATATGTGGAAAGATGCCGGCTCAGCTTCCGAGTCGGAGATCGTTATGCCTAATTACCTTGTTTCTTATGATCTAAACGCACCAGGACAGAACTACGACAAACTCATCAAGCATCTTGAAAGCTATCCCACTCACTGGCACTTCCAGATGTCGGCATGGATTGTTGGCCCAGCAGATGATGCGCTCACTGTCGCGACGGCTGCATGGAAGCATATGGACGGCAACGACAAGTTGGTGGTGCAAGCGTTCACACCTGACTCCGCATGGGCTGGCTACGATGATGAGGGCATATCCTGGCTCGGCGAGGCAATAGAGTAGACCTATAATAACCGTCCGTAGAGACATACCTTGCATGCCCGCACAACGCGGGCATGTTCATGTCGGACACCCTTACACTTGATGGACTTCGCCGCGATAGCGCCGGCAATATGGTCGCGTCGGTGCTGGCTGCTCGTACCGGATGCCAGGACTATGCCGGCTTCGAGGTAGGCAAGCCCGAACTCGCCAAGGTCACCGTCTATCGTCCCGCTGACGAAGTGTTCAGCCGGGACAGCATGAAGTCGTTCGCCGGTGCGCCGGTCACGATCGAGCATCCCAGCGAAGCCGTCACCCCCGCGAACTGGAAGGACCACGCCGTTGGCGAAGCGTCCGAAGAAATCGTGCGTGATGGTGAGGCCGTCCGCGTGCCGTTCCTGCTACGCGACGCCGCCGGCATCCGTGCTGTTGAGGCGGGCAAGCGCGAAATCAGCATGGGTTACGACTGCTCGCTGAGCTTTGAGGACGGCACTGCCCCTGATGGCACGCCGTATCAGGCCGTGCAGCGCAACATCCGCATCAACCACCTCGCCATCGTCGACCGAGCACGTGGCGGCCCAACCCTACGCATCGGTGACCAGGAGAAGAAGATGAAGATCACGATTGGCGACGCCAAGGACGTTGACCTGAGCGACGGCGCGGCAGTTGCCCTCGCGGTCGGTGCCCTCAACACCTCACTCGCGGATGCGCAGACCAAGGTGGGCACGCTCACCGCCGATCTGGCCACCGCCAACACCACCATCCAGACCCGCGACGGCGAGATCGTGGCGCTCAACGCACAGCTCAAGGACGCGGAAGTCACGCCCGAGAAGCTGCAGGCCCTCGCTGACGCCCGCGCCGACGTAATCGGGCGCGCCAAGAGCCTGGCCCCCGCGATCGTCACCGATGGCAAGCCCGACGCCGAGATCCGCAAGGAAGCCGTCATCGCGAAGCTGGGCGACGCCGCCAAGGACATGGCCGATGCCGCGATCGAGGGCGCTTTCGTCGCTCTCACCAAGGACGCGCAGCCTGCGCAGATCTTCGACAGCAGCGCATTCAAGGGCGGCTTCCAGACCACCGTGGACGCAGCCACCGATTACCAGATCGACCGCAACAAGCGCCGCGCTTCGGTGTCGGATGCCTGGCGCACCCCCTTCAACGCCGCTGACGCGGCCGCAGCGGCCTAAAGGGAGGACGAGACATGCCCATCACGGTTCAGGATACCTACCTCACCGACTATGCTCCGGGTTTCCCCGGCATGCTTGCTGACGGTAACACGCAGTCGCGTCCCACCGGCATCATTCAGGATGCGGCCGGCATTGGGTTCGGCAAGGCGGCGTTCAGCAGCTCGGTCAGCACCCGCGCAATCACCGGCACCCCCGGCACCAAGTTCAAGGGCATCGTCATCGCCGACACCGGCGTCGTCGCTGGCCTGAACGGCACTGCGGATGTGCATGGCCAGTATGGCACCTGCTCACTCTGTGACATGGGTGACATCTGGGTGGTCGCAGGAAGCAACACCACCAAGGACGCTGCGGTCTACGTGACCAGCGCCGGCGCCTTCACCGCCACTTCGACCAGCAACACCGCGATCCCGGCTACCTTCATGGATGCCGTGTCCAGTGGCGCGCCTGTCCGTCTCCGCGTCGTCCAGCAGTAAGGGCCCGATCATGTACGCACCCAATCTCATCAATATCGGTGACGCGGCCCGCGAGTTCGGCGTCCCGGTGACCATCAACCTTGCGGATGCGCAGCAGGCGGTTGGCTTCGCTCAGCCTGCCCTCTTCCGCACCCACCGGATGCTTCCACAGAAGTACCCGAGCTTCGACTACGCCGGCATGGTGCCCGTCAACACCGATGGCGACATGTGGGATGTCGGCACGCTGGTGTACTCGGGCGATGTCGCAGGCAAGGCAGAATACCTGGGCGGCAAGGCGTTCGACGTTCCGAATGCGTCGATCAGCTTCAGCCAGGGCGTGACCCCGTTCCACCTGGCCGGCGTTGGCTACGAGCTTTCGCGTCGTGAGGTCGAGCGCTTTGCTCGCATGATCGCGCAGAACGGTGGCCTGACCGAAGGCGGTTCCAACCTGGGCGAGCGCAAGGCCTCCGCCGCGCGCATGGTCGCCGACAAGTTCGTCTACGATCGCGTCATCCGCGGCAGCACCGAAAAGGGCTTCCTCGGCATGATCAACCAGACGGTCGTGCCTACCGCCAATGCTCCGACCGGCACGTGGTCGACTGCCACGCCCGATCAGATGCTCGCCGACGTGAACGCTGCCCTGCAGGACGTGTACGTGAACAGCCGCGAGACGGCCCTCGCCGACAGTCTGCTGCTGCCCACCTCCAAGTTCTTGTTCATCAACAACGCGCGCATCACCAACACCAACACGTCGGTGCTGAACTACCTTGCGCAGAACAACAGCTTCTCGGCCATCAGCCGCCGACCACTCGACATCCGCCCGAGCCGCGAGCTGGAAACGGCCGGCGCATCGTCGACCGCCCGCATGATCGCCTACGAGAAGAGCCCCGACAACATGGAGTTCTTCCTGCCTGGCATGTTCGAGTTCATGCCGCTGTTCCCCACCTCGTCAATGACGTGGCGCGTGGATGGCGTGATGAACGTCGGCCAGTTCGAGCTCTATCGTCCGAAGACGATGAGCTACCGCGACAACATCTAAGGGGCAGGCATAATGACCAAGAACGTCACCAATTACACGCCGGGCCTCAAGGGCATCAACCTCGACGACGGCAGCACCGTATGGGTCGAGCCTGGGCAGACGCTCGACATCTCCGACCTGAAGGTCAAGGGCGCGCTGCCCGACTTCGGCAAGGCCGGTGATCAGGCTGAGAAGGACGCTGACGAGGTTGTCGCCCTGCGCGCTCGCGTCGCCGAACTGGAAGCACTGCTTGCAGGCGGCAAGCGTCCTGTCGGTCTCACTGGCAAGAGCAAGACCGAGTTGCTTGAGATCGCCAAGGCGGAGGGCGTCACTGGTGTTGATGATGCCAAGGCAGACGACATCAAGGCGGCGATCGAGCTGAAGCGCGAGGAAGCCGCCAGGGCCTGACCGCTCACGCGATGCAAGGACAAGGGCCGCTGCTCACCAGGGCGGCGGCCTTTTTCGTAGGAGGCCAGAATGGCTGACGAGCGTACTGTCAATGACGTGAAGGTCTATCGCGATAGCGCGGGGTTCTTTCGTGAAACTCCGAAAGACCCGGCTGACACCAGCGCCAGCCTCCCCATGGCGGACTTCACGCCAGAGCAGGCGGCCATGGCAAAGCTGCCTCTACCCTTTCGCAATCTGATCCGAGATCCGTTTGTTGCGGCGATCGGGTCTACTGCCATCACGACCGCCTACCCCCAAGCCTTCCTTGATGCGATGGCTGCAAAGGGCTGCTCATCCTTCCGCATCATCAATCCGAACCAATGCTGCATTCGGTTCCGCGGCGCCACCGATCCTAACGACCTGATCAAGGAAGGTGAAGGGCGGCTACTCGGCCCCGGCGGCGTGGAAGTGTTCAGCACTCAGAATCCCACCTACCTGAGCGTTATGCCGGTGGCGCGGCCTGGACTGCCGGTTCCCTCCGACCTCGCACCTGTCGAACTCAACTACGGGATCGGCGGCTGATGCTCCGCTCGCTGGGATGGGGTCGCAAGGGCGACGCCGGGGCTGCTGGTGCTGTTGGCCCGCAAGGCCCCCAGGGCGTGTCGGGTCCGAAAGGCGATACCGGGGCATCCGGTCAGACCGGCGTGACAGGGCCTAAGGGCGATATTGGCGCACAAGGGCCTAAGGGCGATGTCGGCCCTGTAGGAACCGCTGGTGCGACAGGTCCGGCAGGAGCCACCGGCGCGACTGGCGCTACCGGCCCCTCCGCTAAAATCGCTCTACCCAGCGTCACACTTGCAGGCTCCATTGCCGTAGGCGTGCTTGCCGGCCCTCGATCGCAGACTCTTGCATGTGTCGGGGCCGTCGTCGGCGATGTGCTGGTCATGACGCCCATGAACGCAATGCCAGCAGGGTACATGCTAGGAGACATCCGTTGTGCCACCGCTGGCACTGTCGAGGTCACGCTCTACGCACCCGCAGTAACCCTCCTGGCCAGCTATTCCATACCCATCAAGGTAACGGCAATTCGATGACCTACACTCCGCCACCCAAAGCCGACTTCATCGAAATCTACCCAAGCTTCGCCGCGGTCAGCGATCCTGCTTACACCTTCTGGTCCACCCAAGCCGCCAATGCGATCGGCCACTTCGAAGACTGCCTTGGCGACCGCATGGGCCTCGCCGGTATGCTCGCCATCGCCCACTATCTCACCAAGGCGGGCATCGGCACCGGAACCGAGGCTCAGATCGCCGCAGAGGGGGCGTCAGGGTTCAAGTCGATCCGCTCAGGCAGTCTGTCGCTCGAGCGCTCGGATGCCTCTGCCATCGCTTCAGGCGGCGAGTGGGGCGCAACTTCATTCGGGCAGCAGCTCTGGCCGATGCTCAAGGCATGCGTAGGCGGGCCGATCGTGTCGTCTACCGGCTATGTGGGCGGCAACTGCGGTTACAACGGCTTCGCTGGTCCACTGCCGACGTGGCAGGTTTGACATGGGGCTGCTCGACGGCGGTATCGCCAGGATCTTCAACGCCACCTTCTCGGGCTTGTACCTAGACGGGCTGCTGCATGCTGGCACTGGCGACCCGATCTATGCGCCTGGGGGAGCTATCACGGGCTACGACGGAGGCGGTGATGTGCCGATCAAGGTGCAGGTCGACAGTGCTTCAGAGGCCATGCGACGCGCCGAGGGGTTCGCAGAAGGCGATGTGCGCCTGATCGTGCTGGCGCAGGGAGTGCCCGCCATCACCTCCGATCACGAAGTTACCGTGCAGGACACGCGCTACTCCATCCAAAGCGTCGAGCGCGATCCTGCGTTGTCGCATTGGCTTTGCCGGGGACGAGCGATCTGATGGCAAAAGTTGTGGGCGTTGACCGACACAGGGCAACTTTGCGCCGCATCCGGGGCCCAGCGATGAAGCGCGAGGTGGGAAAGGCTATTCTCGCCTCGGCCGGATTAGTGGCCGACGAAGCTGCGCTGTCGGTCACTGCAGGAGCTGTGAGCGGACGGGCCCATGTGGCTTCGACGGCGCCCAACCCGCCCAATGCAGACACTCATACGTTGGACCGGTCAATCCACGCCGAAAAGACGGGTGATCTAACAGCGATCGCAGTTGCAGACGCTGATCATGCTGTCCCTCAGGAGTTTGGTACATCAAGGCTTGAGGCACGCCCCTTCATGGCACCAGCGGCTCGCAAAAAGGGGCCAGATGCTGCTCGCCTGGTGTCCGCTGCCGCAAATCGCGTGGTCAACGGTGGCAATCTGTAGGAGCGAATATGGCGCGCATCACCTTTACCAGGAACTATGATCATCGTTGGCCATCCCGCGCCATCACGGCCTTCAAGGCTGGGTGGACGGGAACCGTGAAGGCAGAGGTGGCAGAGCTTGCGCAGTCGAAGGGGGTGGCGACACCGGCACCCAAAGCTGCTAGGCCGCAGAGCGATGAGCGACTTTCCGACAGTAGACGAGGTAGAAAGTTGGATCGATCGCACGATGCTCACGATGTGGGGGCCGGCGTTCGCAATCAACTATTGGATGGGACCGGCGAATGATAACCGCCCTGAGCCCAGCGCTGTCGACCCGGAGCGAGATCATCAAAGCCCTGCAGGAAGACCCGGCGCTGATTGAACTTGGCGTCTCGGTGTATCCTGGCAAACTGCCAAACAAGCCACAGCGTCCCTTTATTTTGGTGCCCACACCGCAGGGGCGCTCTACACATCACGACGGCACTGCAGGCGGCTCTGACATGTCCGGCGTCATCCACGTGTTCACCGAGCGGAGCCAAGGCGTGCCGGATGCCGAAGCTGCCGCTGGCGAAATCAACGCGCACGTCGTTCGCATTCTCGACGGCTTTGATGTGGTACTGGATGATGTGGCTGTATCCGTGCAACCGACGCTTGATCAGGTGATCCGCGATGGGAGTGAAGCCGATGCTTGGCATGGCTTGGTCAACTACGATGCTTCGGCAACTTAGGCGTCCGTAGAGGCTGTGACGCGCCAGCCATAGCGTCCCTGCCAAAGCAGGAGAACGCACTCGGTGGCTTACACGAATAAACTGCGGTCGACCCGCGCTTACATCGCACTTGGCAACGGGGCCGATCCTGAGGTGTTCGCGCCGCTGTGTGGGATCACTACCAAGGGGCTCACCCAGACCCGCGCGACCTCCGAAACGGTCGACTGGGACTGCGCCGATCCCGATGCGACGCCGATCACCGTCCGCGACACTGGCGCGACTGACTGGTCGATCACCGGGAGCGGGCTTCTTCATCGCCCCCTACTACCCACCCTTCAGGCCGCATTCGACGACTCAGCCCCTCAGACGTTCCGCTTTGTCTTCGATGAAGCGACCACGGATCAAGTCATTGATGGCTATTACCAGGGGCCAGGTATCGTGACCGAACTGACCGTGACCGGCGAGAACGGTCAATATTTGAACATCTCACTTACTATCACGGCTGCAGGCCCGATCGCATTCGTCGCGAACGCCTGATCTAAACTCCGTAGCGCTTTCGCCCGCTGCTTGTGATGCAAAAGCGCCCACCGCGGGGGCCCACGCACACGTCGCCGCCGTTGCAGGGGCATGATCCGCTATCGGTCGTCCCTCGTGCGCCGCCGCCTCCCGAATAGCCGCGCGCCCTCCGACCACTACGCTTACGCGTGAAGAGGCTCGATCGCCGCCGCTTAGCTTCGACTGGCTCATGGATGCCGACAGCGGCAACCGCCAGCAAAGATGCGATGAATGCTCGCCTGTTCATGATGCCCCCTGATTCGCCCAGTGAAATTATGCAGGAGGCAAGACGGGAGTCGAGCGACGTCTTTACGGGGTCGATGCTTCCTGCTTAGCTGCCCACTCACCTAACCCTTCCACACTTCCAGGTTGGTCAAGCCACCAAATCAGCGCTGCGATCGCAGCGACAGCTATCACGATTTTTCCCCGAGCATTGCCTCTGCGCTCCTGCTGCCCTGCGGACATTTCTTGCTTTGTGAAAGTGGTTTGGCACCGTGGGCACTTCGCGGCCTCGGCATGGATCTGCTCGCGGCAGTAGGGGCACGTTTTCATTCCGACTCCTGCGTCCGTAGAGCCCGCCATAGCTGGCACATAGCGTCTCGCCATGCAAACCAGCGTCACCCTCCCCTTCGCTGATGGCCAGTACGTCTTTCGCCTGCCCATCAAGCAGATCGTTGAGATAGAGGGCAAAGCGGGTCTGATTGATGCGGTGAAGAACCGCCTGATTCATGGAGGCTTTGGCATTCACGATGTGACCGAGGTCATCCGTCACGGCCTCATTGGCGGCGGCAAGTGCTTGGTCGATGAAGTGTCGAAGGAAGTGGACGAGCTTCGCGCCAACTCTCTGATCAAAGGATATGTCGAAGGCGCACCTCTGGCGATTTCCGCGCAGATCGCCAAGCAGGTTATCGCTGCCCTGTATGTCGGCTATGAGCCGGAGGGCGAGAACCCGCCAAAAAAAACGGACGCTCAGGAGAGCCCGGCAGGCTCGACTGGGGCCTCATCCTCTCCAACTGCCTCAACCTTGGATTGACCTACGCCGACGCGGATCGGATCGTCATGCCTGAATACCTTGCTCTCATCCACTTCCACAGCCAAGACGACGACGGTGAAGGCCCGCCGCCTGACGCAGACGATGTGACTGCTGCCTTCCTACGCATGGAACGCAGCGGCATCGCGCAGGTGCATTGATGGCTGTCTCTGAAAAGGTCATTGTCGAGCTAGAGGCCCGCCTAGGCCGCTACGAGGCTAACGTTGCCGGCGCCGAGCGCAAGTTCAGCGCGGCGATGAGCGGCATACAGAAAAGCGCCACAGCAACGGAAGGCCTGGTGGGGCGCGCGATGGGTGGCATAGCCGGGGCGCTTGCCGGTGTTTCAGCCGTCGCACTTGCCCGTCAGTTCCTCGACATTGCCGATGCGTCCAAGAACCTTGAGGCCCAGCTTCGACTTGCGACTAACGGCTTCGGCTCCTTTACGCAGGCTCAGGCTGATGTGCGGCGTATCGCGGCAGACACGCGATCCGGCCTTCAAGAAACGGCAGATCTATACGGTAACTTCTCACGCAGTGCGAAAGAGCTTGGCGCCAACCAAGATCAAGCCGCTCGCGCGACGGAGACGTTTTCCAAGACCCTGCGCATCAGCGGAGCGGACGCCAACAACTCGGCCGCCGCGACTTTGCAGTTTGGGCAGGCTCTAGCGTCTGGCGCGCTTCGAGGCGATGAGTTGAACAGCATCCTTGAGGCTGCACCACGTCTCTCACGCTTGCTTGCGGAGAGCTTGGGTAAGCCGATCGGTCAGATCAAGGCGATGGGTGAGGCTGGCGAGCTTACATCTGACAAGCTCTTGAATGCGCTAACCAACACGAAATACACGCGCGGCATCGACGAGGAGTTCAGCCAGCTTCCCGTCACCTTCGATCAAGCAATGACATCGATCGAGAACGCCGCGATTATCACGTTCGGTGCTTTCGATCGAGGCGGGCAGTTCTCCACCGCATTGGCCAACTTCATCACCGATGGCACCGCTGGGTTCGCCGATCTGGAGAAAAGTGCTGAGGACTTTGGGGTATCGGCGCGCGCGAACATTGAAGGGCTCGCGTCTGCTTTCGCGCCAGTCTTTGCCGAAGGTAAGCGCCTTTTCGAGTTTCTTGGGAGCGGCTTCCAAGGCGTCGATATCGGCCGCGACATTCAAAAGTCGCTTGACCAGATCGACATGATCACCAGCAAGGTCGGAGGGACGAACTTCGGAGGGCGTTTCAGGGCCGGCCAGAAAGCGGCTCAAGATCGCCTGAGAGGCGAGGCGGGGGAGAGAGCTGCGAACGCTCTGATCAGCCCCTACCTGGACCGATTTGGTAACCCGATACAACGGGCGTCCGCTCCAAGGCCAGCGGCTCCGGCTAGGTCTGTCGGTCCGCGCAGCGCTGGCGGCAGATCGGCGCGGTCATCGGCAGCGAGTGCCGAGCGCGAGCGCGAGAAGGCGATCCGTGATGAAGCCTCCAAAGCGCGTGAAAGTGCGCAGCTTCAAGACGACATCAATGCCGCAAAGGCCTCTATCGCGACGGCGACTTCTGACGTTCTCGCCTTCAACCTAGCGCAGATCGAGAGCGAGCGTGGTCAACGCATCGCCCAGTACGAAGCCGAGCGCAAACTCGGAAAGCTGACCGATCGCGAGTTGGCTGACCGCACAGCGTCGGTGAATGAAATTGCCGGTCTGCAGCGCCAACGGGTTCAACAGATTGCCGATGAAAACGATCGCCGCGATGCGCTAGATGTTCTCCAAGCCACGTCGCAAAACGAACAAGATCTGCTGCGCGCTCAAGGCGCGCTCACCGACATACGTAAAGAGCGTCGCGCGATTGAACTGCGCCTATTGGATCTCGCCTACGACCAGGAAAAGGCAGAGCTAGAAAGCACTCTTGCCAGTAAGACGGCGAGCGACGCTCAGAAAGAAATCGCCCGTGCGCGCTTGGGCATCCTGGACGAACTGCGCGGATACGCGAAGGCAGCTTCCGCTCAGAGCAACGAGTCGCCGCTGCAGGGCTATGCGCGTAAGCTGGGCGAAACCGACATCGGAGATCAGATCGAGAGCTACGTTGTTGACGAGTTGAACGCTGTCCAAGACGGAATCGCGTCTGCGCTTGGCAAGGCGATTGGCACAAAAGATCCGCTAATCACCGGGCTGCTCAACCTGTTCATCCAGCAGGTTATTATGAAGCCACTGGCCGAAGCGTTGCAGAGCGCAAGCGGTGGAGGTGGTGGCGGCATACTTGGTGGACTGATCAACGCTGGACGCAGCATCTTCGGCGGCGGAAGGGATATCGGTGGGGCAGTGCATGCCGGCCGGTCCTACGACGTTGGGGAGAGAGGGCGCGAGCGGTTCATTCCGCAAACCAATGGCGTCATCGTGCCCAACCATGCGCTGAAGAGCAGCGCCAGCCCCACCATCGTCAACCAGACCTTCACGCTCGACGCGCGCGGAGGAATCACCACGCCTGAGCTGCTGCAGTACGTGAACTCAACAGCTTCGCGTGCGGCTACCCAGATGGGCCAAGTCGTGAGCAAAGGCGTGCTCAAGGCTATGCCGTCTCGTCTGTCTGGCTTCCAACGGGACGGCACCTGATGGCCGCCTATCGTGAAAGCACAGTGGTTTACATCGCCTGCGACCCGCCTGCCCTGCTGTGGTCGGGTATCGGCCTCCTGCCTATCCCTGCTGATGCGGTGATCCCCTCGCCTTCCTATGCTCTGGGCGGCGGCGAACTGGTCAGCGTGCCCGACTTTCAGCAGCTCATCGGCGGGACGGCGGAACGCCTCGACTTCACCGTGTCGGGTGTCTCGCAGGAGACGGTCCGCTTGGCACTTGAGGATGCACCGTCCGTCCGCGGCGCTGCAGTACATGTCGGTACGGCCTCCTTCGACGATGCATGGCAGCTTGTCGGCATTGAGTGGGAGCAGGTGTTCGAAGCGCGATCGCTGACCATCAGCCGGCCCCAAGAGCAGAACGGCAAGGTCACGCGCTCCATCACGCTGACCATCGTGCAGGGCGAGACGACGCGCAGCCGGGCAAAGGTAGCTTTCTTCACCGATGCAGATCAACGCCGTCGATCGCCGGATGACCTGATATTCAGCAACGTTGCCAGCATCAACGGCGGCACCACCCGTCGCTTCGGGCCCAAGTAGATGGATCTCGGCGACTTCCTCAAGTCCCAGGGCGGCGGCTCCTGGAACTGCAGCACGATGCCGGCTGATTGGTGCATGGCGCTCGGCCATCTCGACTACGCCGCGGCATGGCGCGACATCACTGATCCGCATGCATGCGAGGCCACTACGGCCCATGAGGGCCTGCTGGCGCTATGGGATCAGGGCATCGGCGATGCTCTGCCTGTGGTGGAGGAGCTTCAAGCTGGCGACATTGCCGTGGTTGCGCTGGGTCCGCTGGAGGCCGGCGCGATCTGGACCGGCGAGCGCTATGCTATTCGCACCGCCCGGGGGCTCCACTTCAGCGACGCGGTGCGCCTCCTGAAGGCATGGAGACCAACCCGTGGGTAAGTCGCTAGGGGCGATCTTGACCGTTGGTGCAGCGATTGCGGTGAACGTCATCCCGGGCGTGGGCCAAGCTATCTCTGCTGCGATCGGTAGCGCTGCCCTTGGGGTAGGGCTGAGCGTCAATGCGGCCTATGCGCTTTACACTGCTGCCTCCGTTCTTCCCGCGGTGATTACGACTGCAGGTCTGCAAGCCGGTGCCGGCCTTCTTGGGTTAGGCCCAGCAGCACAGAAGCCGGACACGTCAGAAACAGCCATCAAGACGGCGCGGCCGCCGCGGGTGTCGGGCTACGGCACCTCAAGGCTGTATGGCGCCTACATCGCTTACGAGACCGCTGAGGACGGCACGGCGGTCGACGTGTATGCGGTGCATGATGGCGAGCTTACCGAAGTGGTTCAGAACTACCTGAGCGACGATCGCGTGACTGTGACCAGCGGCTTTGCGCAGGAGGGCGATGACGGACGCTACGCCGGCAATGCCGTGCAGGTCTACTCGACCACCGGAGAAAGCCCAGGCACCCCTATCGCTGCTGTCGTTGCCAAGATCCCGACGATCTGGACAGATGATCACCGTGGCGACGGCGTGGTCATCATGGCCGTGCTGTCCAAGGCGGTAAAGTCCGACAAGTACCTCGACATTTACCCCAACGGACCACCAGTGGGCTCAATGGCGGCGAAGTGGCAGAAGTGCCCAGATCCGCACGCTGCTGACCCTACCGACACTTCGGGATGGACGTGGACCGAAAACCCGATCCGCCAGTTGATGCACTACAAGCTGGTGCGCGAAGGGTTGGACTACGCGACCAAGATCGCGCCGACCATCGCCTACTGGCAGACGGCCGCTGACGTATGCGACGAGCCCATCCCGCTAAAGGCAGGCGGCACGGAACCCCGCTGGCGCTCGTGCCTCAGCCACAAGCACACCGACCGGCATGCGTCTGTCGTATCAGGCCTGCTGCAGTGCTGCGATGGCTGGATAGCTCCTCGCTCTGACGGGGCGCTAGTGGTCTACGCCGGCAAGTACCTTACGCCGGACGTGACGATCGGCCCTGCCGACATCGTGTCATACGAATGGCAGGGCGTCGGCGTCGACGATGACAGCGCCGTGAATGAGCTGATCGTCAGCTACGTCTCCGCCGAGCATGACTACAACACCGTCGAGACCGATGCCTGGCGCGATGAGGATGATATTGCCGAGCGTGGCGAGATCTTGTCCGACTCGATCGACCTGCAAGTGCCTTCGCACAGCCAAGCACGCCGACTTGCCAAGCGACAGATGGCCCGCGGCAATTCACTCCACCGCGGCACGATCATCACCAACCTGGGCGGCCGCAAGGTTCGTGGTCATCGCTTCATCAATCTTAGGATTGTGGAGGCTGGAGTGACGTTCTTCGACGGAGTTGCCGAGATTAGCGCCGTCACCCGCAACATGAGCACCGGCGGCGTCACATTCTCTTGGGTAGCCGCCGATCCCAACGTCGACGCATGGAACCCTGCCACCGAAGAAGGTGACCCCGCCCCTGTCGGCAATCGCATTGCCCCGCAGCCGCTCGACACACCCACGATTGCTAGTGCCTATGCCGACTTTTCCGACATTGGCCAGAGCGACGATCTGGGTGGTAGCTCAGTCAAAGGCGTGCGCGTGCAGATCGTGGCCGTTGGGCCGGTCCGCGATGACCTGACATGGTACTCTCGCTGGCGGGTCGGTTCGGGCGCATGGTCCGAGCGGCAGACGAGCGATGCAGACCCCGGCCCGGGCGTGTCTCTGGTGACGGACTATGTACCCTACGGCGCCACTGTGACTGTAGAAGTGGCCTATGGCACCGGCGACGGTCGCACCTCGCCTTGGAGCCTGCCGACTGACGTAGACACCAGCCCCTAAGCCGTCCGTAGAGCGCGAGCGCCCTGCCCCACATGGTCGCGGCCATGCCGCTGCCCATCTTCCCCGCGCATCGACTGAACCCGACTGAGGTGAACGCGCGCCCGATGCAGCAGGTCATCAGCGGCGGAACCTCGCTGGCCGGTGAGGAAGACGTAATCGCAACGGATGGCGGCGGGCGCTGGCGCATCGACATGTCGGGCATCAGCCTGCGCACACCTTATCATCAGCGCCTCTGGAGCGCTTGGGCGGGCTATCTGGCGGGCGGCGCCGTAGAATGCCTTGTCCCGCTGCTCAGCCTCACCACAGCACCGCGACCGATGGCTTGGGAACGACCCGCGCGCGTGACCAGCGTCGTCGACAATGACCCGATGTTCCCGACCAGCGTCGCCTATGCCGTGCCCCGCATCGTTGCTCGCCTCGGAGCCAATGCGCCACTACGGGCCACTACCCTGCAGATCGACCTGCAGAGCGCTGGCAAAATCGAAGGCGGCGAGAAGTTCAGCGTAGGCGAGCAAGCCTGCCGCATCATCCGGCGTATCTCTGATGGCGTCTACCAGACCGAACCGCCTTTGCGAGAGGCTGTGTTTGCCAATCAGCCCGTAGAGTTCAACTGGCCGCTGGTGAAATGCAAGCTGGCGCTGGGACAGGACATGGAAGGTGCGATCCGCTTGGGCCGCTTCTCCGACGTTTCGATCAGCTTCGTCGAGTCTGTTCCCGCGCTGGTCCCGGCCTGATGGCGATCGCCCATCGCCTAGATGGATTGTCCTTCTTCACACGGTCGGACCTCAAGTCCCTCATTTCGATTGAGGGCTACGACATGACCGATGTGAGCGGCAACTTCGCTCTTGCCCTCGCGCCTGAGATGGCGCCGGTCCTCACCGCATCCGTCAATACCCTTTCTGTGGTTGAAGACGATGACGGCGTGCCGATCTCGGTCATGCAGATCTTCGCGCCCCTGGCCGCGGTCCAAGCGGCCAAGGCTATCATCGCCGCGGCTGACCCTGGCGCCAGTGTGCCCTTGTACTACGAGTTTCGAGTTGATCGCCTCCCTGGCGACCTTGGCACCCCTGCCGAAACTACGCTGTTCTACGGCACCGGCCCCATGAAAGGTTCGGTCTGATGGCTGATCTGCGTCTTGATTTCGTAGGGCCTGGCGCGCGGCTCGCACTGGCTGCAGCCAAGGCCGCTCAGAGCGCATTCAAGAACCTTCTTGGGCAAGGAACATCCATCCTCGCTCAAGGCAACGCCTACGTCTACGCCGCTGAGATCGCAGCCGCCCGCGCGGAAGCCGCTGAGCTGGTGCTGGAAGTCACGACTGCCGGCGGGTGGTTTGACAGCGAGACCGATCCCGAGCTGCTGGCGCTTCCGAACGGCACTGGCGCCTTCATCAACACCAACGCCGGTGACTTCTACACCGTCGAGATGGTGGACGGCGCGCCAGTTCGCCGTACCACGTTCCTGACGCGCTACTCCGATCGTCATAATGGCATCAATCTGTGGGAGTATGCCAAGGGGGACCGTCGCTACTTCACGGTGGCGGCAACGTCGGGCAGCGCGTCCGTTTCATCGCCCGCCGACACGTTCACGGCGGCTGATGTCGGGAAGCTGATCCTCGTGCCTGGTGCGGGGGCATCCGGTGGGCCTCTTGCTACCACGATCCAGACCGTCACTGATGCGCGGCATGTGGTCATGGCAGCGTCCGCATCCACCACAGTCTCGGGCCAAAACGGCTACTTCGGCACCGACGACACGGCAGCGATCAACCTTGCTCATGCCCTCGCGGCCGGCTTGGGCATCACGCGGGTCAACTACGGCAGCTCGAGCCAGGCCTACTTGCTGGGCGGGCCGTTCGTCACGCTCGGCACCTTCACCACGCCCAGCGGCGCCCCGGTGCCGTTCAACCGACACAAGATCCGGCTCTATGCCAACATGCATCTGGTCGGCTCCGGGGCCACCGTGCAGCTCATGGGCGGCTCTACCTATCCCGGCGGCATCTTCGGGCACCCGTGGTGGGACGGCGAGCGACTGCCAAACGTCAAGGTTCTCGGCATCACCATGGACGGCGACTGGCTCAACCAGATCGTACCGCCGATCCCGGCGAATAGCGGCGGCGGGGGTGGCTCGTCGGTATGGCAGCACGGCAATGCGATCACCGGCTGTTTCGACGGCTTGGAGGTGGCGCATTGCGTGTTCCGGCGGCTGTACGGCCACGGCATCAACTTCAACTGGGCCAGCGCCAATCCCGACGCCTGGGCTGCGCCGCAGCACATCGATGTTCATCATAACGAGTTCGTCGACGTGTTCACGCAGGCCTGCAACGCGGGCGCGTTCGACACGCACTTCCATCACAACACGATCCATGGCGACGGCTTCTGGGTCGGCGGATTTGATATCGAAAGCGGCGACCCCAACTTCCCGATCCGCAACGTCCGGTCGCACGACAACACCTACGATTACCGGGATGGCTTGTGCCCTTCGGTGTGCGTCAGCCAGTTCGCCAGCGACAGCGCCGAGGCCATGGCAGCACGCCGGCATCTACGCCGCGCGGTTACGTCTTACTGCCCTGGCGACGCCTACACGGGCACGATGCGCGATGTCGTGGTGCGCGACGAGATTGCCTACCAGGGCACGTTCTCGCTCAACCGCTTCGGAGCCACCAAGGCTCACAATCTGCGTGTTCGCAACGAGATCGTCGAGGTGCTGCCAGACGGCTACAATGCATCGGCTGTTCACGCGATCGGCATGCTGGGCTTTGGCTGGAAGGTGCCGGACTGCTCCATCACCGAACCCGATGTCGTAAGCTTCATAAAAGACGGACTGGGTGCTTATGTAGACAACGCCGAGAACTTCATCCTGAAAGACGCAAGCTTTCGCGGCATGCCCACCGCCGCCGTCCGTCTGCAGGGGGTGAGCGGTGTTATTGATGGCGTTCGTGCGCGAGACTTTGGCGACGACGACAGCGACCTTCCGGACGACCAGATCGGTGTCTCTTCCTCTGCGGTGGTAGTATTCGGCGGTCAGGCCGACATGCTAGACATCCGCAACGTTCGCGCCACGGATACCCGCTCGGGTAGCGCCCGCCGGGTACGCCATGCGGTCTATGCCAATGTCGGCGCGACCCCGCTGACCAGCATCGAGTTCTGCAAGACCCAGAACGCGATCGGCGTCGTGGTGCGGGATGTGAACGGCCTGGCTTTCAAGGTCGGCAACACGGCTTCGGAAAGCGCCACCTTCTCGGTCAGCTCGGCCATGACGGTCGCAGGCAACCTCGACGTCAACGGCGGCACTCTGGGCATCACCAGCGTGTCAGGCGCCGCCTCTCTGGCAATCAACGCGGCAGCAAGTCAGCAGGCGAAGATCGTGTGGAGTACCGGCGGAAGCCTTGAGTACACCAACACGCTTGAACCTAACGGCCAGGTCAACTTCACGACCTACAACAACGGCACGGTAGTCGCCAATCCGTTCGCCATCGCCAACGATGGGCACTTGGTGATCCTGAACGACTGGACCTACCCGATGCAGGTGGCCGGCATTGGTTACCGCTGGATGGCTGCTGGTCAGATCGAGCGCGTCAAGGGCTCTGCGCCGACTAGCGACACAGATGGTACCGTAGTGGGAGCGCAAAGCTGATGGGGTTCGTTCGAGCATACAGCAGCGTTCGCGATGATGTCGCCAGCGACTTGGCAGGCTTTGCCGGCAAGACCTACGCGACCCCGGCGGAAGGAGCGGCAACGGTCGCTGTAAACCAGCTGTTCGCAGCCATCGCTCCTGCTGGTGCGATCTCGCCCATAGATGGCAACCGTGTGGTTGCTGGCGAGCCTCGCACGTATCAGAAGACTGGCCCATCTTCATGGCTGGACCTGGGAGATGTAGCGTCGCAGCTTACGCGTGCATCCCTACTAGCGACCGGCAAGGCCGGGATCGGGCTCGGTCAAGTCGACAACACGGCCGATTCGGTCAAACCCATCAGCGAAGATCAGCAAGCTGCTATCGATGAGGTGGACGGCAAAGTGACGCCATACATTTGGCGCCAGCGGCCGTCGATCCAGACAGGGCAACTTACGGGAACGCCGTCCGAGAATGCTGCCAGGCTCCAGCAACTGACCAATTCGCTGAGCCAAGATGGCGGCGGAACCTTGCGACTCGTCGAAGACGTCATCGATATCGATCGTCCGATCATTCCACCCTACGGCGTGTCGATTGTTGGGCAAGGTCGTTCGCGGCACCTGCTGCGCAACGTCATGGCCGGATACAGCTTCCGTCAGGCATCTGTGATCCTGCCCGGTAACTTCCATCCCGCATATACCTCCCAGATGCAGGGGCACGCCAACAGTAAGGCGTTGGCCGCGGTCGGAGCGGGCGATCAAGCGGCCTCTCTAGCCAGTCCGGCGGACGCCGCGAACTTCATCGTCGGCGATCTCGGCGTGTTCTTCGACGCTGTAAACTTCTACCTCGACGGCAGCGCAAACCGCATCTTTCTCTACATGGCGATCAGGAAGATCACGAAGATCGCCGGCGCAACTCTGTATGTCGATCGCCCTTTCCTGAGCAGCTTCGCAGGCAGCGTCTACAACTTGCGGACCGGCACGATCGCCGGCGCGCCGATCATGGGAGGGAGCACCGAGCCCGGTCCATCGCTGTTCGCCTGGGGTGGCGGCGAGATCGGCGGCTTCTCGATCGACACACCCGGCTACTGGACCAGCGACACCGCTATTTACGACGGCAACTTCTTCGACATCGGCGTCGAGCGCGCGCGTGCGCTTCACTACGGGAATACGCTGCAATACGTCCAGTTCGACGCCGTCGGCGGTCGCTTCATGATCGGGATGTCGGAGACGTCGCTGAACTCGGAAAGCGTGACTATCTCGAACTTCGACGCGGTCTATGATGCTGCCGCGGCGGCGGCCCTGTCCGCCCAGCTCGGTACGACGGTTCAGTTTGCGCAAGGAGTGTCGCTGCAGGAGAACGGTATAGGCACCACGATCCGCAATGGAACGCTGGATGTGACTGGAGCGACTGGTGGTCCGATCTTTCGGACCATCAACTTTGAGCAGGGGCGTCTGGAAAACTTCTCCGCAGTCCACAAAGGCACCTCCTTCTCGGGTACCGTCGTAGGCGCGGACAACAATGTAGGTGTCGGCCGGCGCCAGAACCGCGATACCTACACGGATATCCGTTGGAGAGGGCCCTGTGGCGACTTCGTCAACATCGGGCTCTCGTACGGCGCCTACATCGATGGCGACTTTTTCGGCACACCGGCCAACCGTGCCATTTTCTTCAACGCAGCGGCGGTGCAACGTAACGAGATCGCGCCAACCGCCTTCTTCGAGAACGGCCCACTTACGATCGTCGCGGGTGCTGCGAACCAGGAGGTTGCCGGCGCATACGTCGGTGGCGGCGTGACAGCCATCGTCGGGGGGGACTGGGATAAGCTCAAGGCGAATACGATCACGCGAGTGCGAACGGCAAAGACCTCGCGACGCAAGGCCGCGAACAATGCATCAAACAGCACGCAGACCGTTACGGGGACCGCGGTCAAAACGCCGGTCATGACAAACCCACTTGGTGCCGGGCTAATCCAATACGGTGATGTGATCGATTTTGCGATCCGCCTCAACTTGACGGGCGTCGCCGGTTCCAAGGTCATTTCGATCGACATAACCGACACGTCCGGACCAACCGTCTATGGCGTTCTGACTTTCACCATCCCTGCCCCGACCACTGGCATCCTGAACCTTAGCGCGCGGATATCGATCCAGACGCAATCTCGCATCTTCGCAGCGGGCCAATCGGACCAGGCGGCGGTGGTCCTAGGGGGCACTGGTCAGATTTCAGGTGTAGACCTGTCCGCCAAGCCTTTGACCTTCACAGCATCCGTCACGCTTTCCGCAGCCGCAGACTCCGCCGGCGTGCAGTACGTCAAATCGACCATCACCAACCCTGTGCAGGAGTAATACATGGAAAAGGACGAAGGCATGACGTGCGGCGGCTGTGCCCGAGTGAAGCCGCGGGAGGACGTCAACGAGCAAGGATACTGCCGACGTTGTTGCGAGCGATATGGGCGTAGCGAGCCATCAGAAGTGACCCCCATGCCCCAGTCGGCCCTATGATCGAGAGAACGAGCTGATGCCTGACGGCCTGGGCGAGAGAGCGCCATGATCCTGGACATACTGCGAGGCGCATCGCTTACGATATGGGCGATCGTGTGTCTGCTGACCTCGCCGGCCTTTGCGCGCCATATGCGCGGTACCGTGAAGCGCGACGATGATTGGTGGTCGCTGGTATTCCTGATCGGCGCGGTGTTCGTGTCATGGGGCGCGCGCAACGTGTTCCTTCCATCGTCTCACGAAGGCGCGGCCTACTCTGCAACTTGCGCTGCCCACGTGCTGACGTGGCTCGTCGGCATGTCCGTCTTGCGCAAGCGTATCGAGCGGGCCCTGTAAATGGAAGAGTGGCTGATCAAGGCCGCATCCACGGTCACTGCCGGCACTGCGAGCGGATGGCTGCTGGTCCTGCTGGCCGTCATCTACATCAACCGGGATCGTCGAGAGGATCGCAAACTGTCTACCGGCGACCGTGAGGCATTGCGGGCGGGCTTTGCGCAGGAGGTGGCTGACCTCCGCAAGGAGAACCGAGAGCAGCGCGACGAAATGCAGGCGATACGACACGCCGCTGATGATGCTCGCAAGCTCTGCCAGCAGGAGAACGACCAGCTTCGCGATGAGATCGTGCTGCTCGAGCAGCGGTTCTCTGGCGTGATGCGCAAGATGGCCGACCTCGCGGTGAGAGCGTCCCGAGGCGAGGTAGACCCCGGCATGGTGGATCTGATCCTGACGTTTGCGCAAGAATCTGGAGCAAAGAAATGACCGATCCCCGCACCCCCGTCTTCGAAGCCGTCCGCAAGATCGCCCCGCCTGGCGTGTTCAACGATCCGGGTAACATGGTGGCTCTGCACAACATCCTAGACGCGCTGGGGGCGGCGCGGGAGGGACAGGCCCACAAACTAGCCGATGCAGGCGCGTTCTTCTCTGCGGTGCGCAAGATCACCGGCCCGCTCGACGCTGTGCAGGTGGCGACGATCAACGACCTTCTCGCCGCCGCTGCTCACTGGCCCATCGGTTGGGTGGCCTATGGACTGGCCACGGCATGGCATGAGGCGCGCCTGAAGCCGATCGCTGAGTGGGGCAAGGGCCAAGGCCGGCCCTACGCTGCAAAGGGCAAGTACGGGCAATCCCAGTACGGTCGCGGCCTGGTCCAGCTCACATGGGATCGCAACTACGAGTGGGCAGACAAGGCCCTGGCGCTCAACGGCTCGCTGCTGGCCAACTTCGATCGAGCGCTGGAACCTGAGATCGCCACCGCCATCCTCGTCAAGGGCATGGAAACGGGCGCGTTCACCGGCAAGAAGCTGGCAGACTACATCACCGATCGAGGCACGCCAGAGGGCTTCACCAACGCGCGCCGCATCATCAACGGGACCGACAAGGCGCCGACGATCGCTGGCTACGCAGAGGCGTTTCTGGGCGCCCTGGATGCAGGAGGCTATGCATGACCGACAACGAAACACCCCCCATGCAGGCGAACCCCACGCCTACCACTGATCAGGCCGCAGCCGCCGTCCGCACGATCCTGCTCTGCATCGGCGTCGTCAGCGCCCTCGCTGGCTTCGTCGGTAAGCGGGATCTAGCGGGCTTCATCGCCTACATGCAATCGAGTGACTTCATCTCGGCGCTGGCCCTGCTCATGGCTGCTGCAACGTTCGTGTGGGGGCAGATCAAGACCCGTCACCGCGCCAAGCAGCTTGCCACCGTTGCGGCCGATCCTCGCGTGCCCAACGAGGTTATCTCGCTCAAGGGTTCGGAGCCCCAGCCATGATCCGCAAGATCCTACGCGGCATCCTCAAGCCTGTCCTCGGCAACCGCAAGGCAGCGGTGATAGCAGAGGGCTTGGATGGCCTGGCTAAGAAGGCGATCGACAGCAAGACGCATGAGGCGGCTTCGAAGCTGGATGAGGTGTTGTAGCTACAAAGAGATTACCAAGAAAACGGCTACCGTCATTACAATTGCGGTTAGCAGTAATTCTCCGGCGCCCAACATGATGTCAGACACGACATCACTCATTCGTGGGCCGCGATTAAGATCGGCATTGCGGTGAAGCCGATTGCCGCCCCATGCCAAGCCGCCAATGAAAATAAACGCAATGATGGTGCCTTTGATGAGAATCATTCCACTCTCCATGCGTCGGTGCAGATCGTGTGCTGGTAAAGTAGCCCACGCAGAAACTCACATCACTCCCCGCGCAAGCTTGATCAGCACGATGGATCGAACTTCCCTCCATCCCATGGATCGCAGGCACTAGATCCATGCCCAAATTCTGGACGAACAATCCAGAACGTTATCGCTAGCGTGAGGCCGATCAGCAGAACCAGCCAACGCTTCCAGCGCGGATAGACGAATGTCATCCCGAAAAGGGATATAGCTACTAATACGGTGCCTAGAAGACCGCAAAAGCCGATGACGTAGTTCACCGCACAACACCCGCCAACTGCTCCACCATCACGCGCACCAGGGCCACGGCGAGAAGAAGCCCTATGATCATGCGGATGGTCTTGGGGGTGCGCATCTAATCGTCCTAGCCTCGCCCGCAAGCAGGATCAGCTTGAAGTACTCCTCCATGCGCCCGGCGTCACGTGCTGCTTGAGCCCTGGCATGAATGCGGCGCTGCTGGTCGGTCATCAATTCTGTTCCCGAATCGTTCTTGCTCGGTTATACCACCGCATGCACCGAGATATTACCCTGCCCGTCGATACCGTAGAGCGCCTAATGGACCTCGCCGCCAGAGCCGCAGTGTCAGATGTCCCCACACTATCGCTTTTCGCTGACGTGAGATTGCGCATCGAGCAGGCCAAGCGCAAGTGACCTGCCGCATCTGCACGGCCAATGATCACGACGCGCTCGTCGAGGACATGGCTAAAGCTATGTGGGACACGCAGATCACGACTGACATGCATACCGACTGGGAACCTTGGGAAGAAGCCTCTCCATTCTGGCAGACGCGCATGCGGGAGTTCGCCACGGCTAGCTTGCATGCGATCAGGCGGGAGATGGCGCGCTAGACCTCCCCCTCACTCATAGCGGTATCGGAGGATGCAGCGCGTGCGCGGAGTTCAGTGGCCGCCTTAAGCCGGTTGAGGGTCCAATCAGGTGCCCAGCATGTTGCGTCTGTCCCGATGCTGTTGGTGTAGATCACTTTGGTCCCAGCATGGTTGGCTCGCACGGCTACAGCGCCGCGATCTGGCTCGAACAGCGCTACCTCGATCAACACATCCAGCGCGTTGTCAGCACCAGTGCCGCTCAGCACACGCTCCGCCAACTCCACCAGCTTCCCGGCGTCAGGTATGACTTGCTCAACCATGGGTCTCCTCCGCGTTGGCGAGTTCGAGCAGCACATCAGCGTGGCAGGGCGCGTCGAGCGGGCACCAGCAGGCCAAGTTCTTGCCGCGTAGCTCGATGATCGCTGCCCGTTCATGCTCAACGCCGTAATTGAGGCGCTTTGACCATGCGTCTTTGGCGATGCAGACTGCCTTGAAGTCCCTATCCGACAAGTGCGCCAGCTTGCCCGGGTCGAAGCCCCATGTCATCATGTCGCGGAAGAGGCTGACGGCCAGCTCGGGGTACACGTAAGGCGGCGCGAACGGATTACCCCAACGCCCAGGCCTCGACACCTTCACCGTGTTCTCCGGCATCCGCCAGCCCTTCGTACGTCGAAGCTGGACGCGGCGGGGCTCAACCATGAGAGGTGTCCTTGGCTTTGGAGAGGGCGGCGCGGATCGAGATTATCATTGGCTCATAAAGCCAATCGCCATCATGCTTCCGGCGCATAACAGGGGTGTCGAGAAATCCTGAGGCGTTCCGCAACGCCTCGACCAACTCCCCCACGAGGCCTGTATCTGTAGGGGTGGGGTGGGCGTAGAGGAGCGACCCAATCTTTATGCCTGTGCGGTTGACGATGCCTGTGAGCGTCTGCTGGTCTGCCCATAGAAGCTGCCAGTTCATTCCAATCACAGCAACCGGCTCCACCCCCTCCCCTGCATCGGTGGGGCTATCGTCCTCTATTCGCGTCCAGTTGCCTTTGAAGAGATGCGGACACGACTCCCAGCGACCTATAAGCGTGTGTCCATTGTTGTCCCTAGTCCAGAACGCTCCATTACTTTCTCGCGTGACTTCATAACGTGTTCCAGCAGTGATATAACGCACGCTGTGTGGCACGCTCCTTGCTATCGCGTACACTTTCACCACGCTCTCAGCTACCGGGGATGTCTTTGGGTTGGTCATGGGAGCGTTTCCTCGAAAGACTGATGCTGTTCACCGTGCAGCCGGATTGCGCCCGCGTTTTCGCAAGACATCATCTGGATACGGAGCGGCAGGTTGTTGCCAGGGCCGAGCTGGTGCGCGAGCCAACCAACGCAATGCACCTGATCGGCAGCCTCGTGTTCATGGCAGGCGAAAGCGTGCCCTGTGCGTCGAAGAGAGCCAGGTTCCGCAATCGTGCTGGCCAGTGCGCGGTGCAGATCCTCACTGTAGCCGTTGGGGATTTCATGGGGATCGCTGTCGACCCGCCACGGGCACTTAGCGCATTGGTTCACGCGCTTTAGCTTCCAGCTACCCACGATCTGCGCCCTCCGCGTTCAGGCGGGTGGGGGTGAACAAATCGCCTTGGTCGGGTGCGGATATCCCAGCCTTTAGAAGCCAAGCGCTAAACGCACAGGCGAGCGCCAATCGAGCTTGCCCCTCTGTTTTCTCACCTTTCCAGAAGCAGGCTGGATAGTTGAGGTTGAATATCCAAGCCTTCGCCGGAGGGTTGATGCGCCCAACAGGAACTTCGCCCATCATGAGGATGTCGATGTCTCCTTGTTTGCGCCATGTTGTTGACGGGATCATCAGCCTTCCACCAGATCAGGATGGGCAATGAGTAGAGTGCGCACAGCGCGTCCAAGATTGGTCAAATCATCTTCGCTATTCACCCACGAGGGGTGGGAAGACACAAGGCCATCAACATCGCTCTCGTATTCCAAGGACGCGTCGAACGCGGGCTCTGCTCCCATAAAACGCCGTGCCTGCCGGCTCATCCACTTGATCCGCTCCGCAGCTTCACGTTCGATCTTCGTCATGCTCTTGCCTCGCTAAACAATGTCGTTTATATAAACAGCATCGTTTATCCGGTCAACATAAAAGGCATCGTTTTGTTGCGAGAATCAGATACTCCGGCTACCCGCCCGCGAATGGGACGACCGCCGCTCAACATGAAGATCGTACCCGTACGCCTGCCGCATGAGGTAGCCGACAAGGTTGATGCGCTGGTGGGTACATATGGTCGCGCCGCCTTCATCCGCGAGGCCGTCGAGCGCGAGCTAGAGAGGCGCGAGAAGGGTCGTTGAAGCCCACGGCCACCGCCCCGATTTCCGTACGAATTGTACAAACCGCGTACAGAGCCATTTCTGAAACGCGATAATAGCTGGCTATAACAAGGCAATAGCGCAAATCGCACCCGGCCTTCACACGGGTGGGGTCACAGGTTCAATCCCTGTCGCGCCCACCATAACATGTTCTGAAATATGGGCATTTTATGGTCAGACCGGGAATAACCCATTTTCTCGATGCAGTTCGATGCACGAACAAACGGTGATTCCCTCAAAGCGTCGGTACAAATCCCGTACAGCACAAACTCATCCCTTCGCGAGTCGCAGGCCGGTTTCGGCTTCGGCAAGGTCGAGGCCATTGCGCCATGCCAAGTGGATCTTGCCTGAGGTGCCTTCTGCATGGGTGTAGACCCGGCGCATAAGGCCTGTGTCTGACCAGCCCCCGAACTCGCCAGCAGCCTTCTCGTCCACCGTCTGGCGCACATTCATCTCTTGGCCGAAACCATGCCGACCGGCAGCGTGGAACGGGATCCGCTCAATGCCAGCGGCCTTGCAGGCGGCATCCCAGCCCTTGCGAGGGCTCGACCGATCGGCGAACCCGAACAGGCGCAGGTTCGACTTCTTGCGCCGATCCCAGCCTCTGGGGAACATCTCAGGCAAGTTGGCGAGTTCTGTGACCATCTCAGGCGGGATATCGACCCAGCGATCGTCATGACCCTTCGCAGCCGGGATGCAGGCGCGTCCGTTCTGCAGGTCCAAGTGCTTGCCGGGGTGCATCTCCACCGCCTGACTGATTCGCGCGCCGGTCGAGAACATAAACAAGGCTAAGGCAGAGTGGCGCGGGGAAGCATGCTCCCGAAACTTTAGCAGCCATTCCCATGAGCCTGGCGTCTTCTTGACCCGGCTGCGTTTGCCACGCCGGCGGTCCTGCTCGACGCGCTCGCGCTGCTCGAAGCCTTTGACGCGGATCGGGGCGCACTTACCCAGATCATGGGCGTTGTTGATGACCGCGCGAATCGGTGTGATGATCTGCCGCACCCATGTGTCGGTGCTGGCCTTGGGCATCATCGACGTGCCGAGATCGCGCACGTACTTGGGGGTGATGTCCTTGATGAACATGGTGCCGATCTTGGCGATG